CACCCAGCAACCATGTCGGAGACCTCGTCGAGGCGACCGATAGCCGCCTCGATGATCTGACGGTTAGTGCCGGTCAGGCCAGCGTCCAGGCGCGCCTTAACGACGGTCATGGCGACAACACCGGGGATCGAGCGGAGTCCGACTTCCTGACGGAGCCAGCGGACCATGCCGAGCACCCACTCGGGGCTGTTGACGATCTCGGGAGACGCTGCGAGCGTCTGGATACGGTTGACGCGCTCATCGGCGGTCTCGTAGAACGTGTCCTCGTTGAGGGAGGTCACGGCGGCAAGGAATAGCTCGCCCTTGGGGGTGCGCTGCCACCCCATTCCACCTTCTGCGGTGAAGGCCCGTCCCGTCGTCGTGCTGACGGGAGTGGTAGCCATGTTGCGAGGCTTGCTGCCTCGGGTGTTCATGCGCGCCATGACGCTCTCCTTTCTGGGTTCTTGTTGTGTTTTGGGCAAAAGTGGGGGACGCGAGAGAAAAGGTTGAAACGAGTGTAGTTTCGATCCAAATGAAGTAACTCGTCTCAGGCGCTTCTCGCGTCCTGCGGAAAGAGCGGGATTCGAACCCGCGAAACAGATTACTCTGTTTACCTCCTTAGCAGGGAGGCCCCATAAGCCGCTCGGGCACCTTTCCGGGGTGCTCCCCTGATCCGGGGCGGTTCAGGGGACGCTATTTGATTGTGGTTGTGTTGTTTGTGATGGGTTTAGTGTAGGCCGGGGTGTTTTGTGTGCACAACCTGGAAACTGGTTAACTAGATCACAAGAGCTGTGGCGTTATCCAGCCCGTCACATGTAGAGCATCTGCCACAGCGACGCGACCCACCTAACCAGCGTTCCACTGATGAGCAAACCACCCAACGCTGCAACCAGCCCGGCAGTGGTGAACACGTTCCCCCACGTCGCCCAGCGGCCTCGAGGTGGAGCTCCTAGCTCTTTCACACCCGCACGGCTTTGCGACTCGTGATGCACAGTCAGGGAACCAGCTGTCGCGAACTTGAGGAGAGAGAACAGTGGGAAGGCGAGGTCGAACAGGAACGCGAGGACGATGACGAGGGCGTACAGGAACAGGACGATGCCAATGACGGCTGCGCCGGTGCTGAACCCGTTCGACAGTTTGCGGTCTTGTTCGAGCTGGCGTTGTGCGACGATCTGGTCAACGTTGTCTTTCTGCGTGGTGTTCAGGTTCGTGTAGTTGGCGAACTTGAGGGTGTCTTTCGCGAAGGCGAGTTTGTCGGCTTCGGAGAGCTGATGGTTTTGGCCGACGGTGCGAGGTGGCATACCGGGCAGGTCGAGGTCGCTGATGATGCCGGTGTCGGTTGCAGTGGCGGTGTCACCGCTGTTGCTGCTGCCGACGCTAGTGGCCGCGTCGTCAATGGTGGGGAGGTCTTGAAGTTTCTTGCCGTCGGTGCGGGAGAACTTCAGGATGGGGCCGATGCCGCCGGGGTATTGGGATCGGTCGAGGGTGGTGAGGGGTCGCCCGGAGTCGATGGTGTGGACGGTGTTGCCCTCCACGTAATCGCCAGCGATCCAGTGTCGTCCGCCGGTGTCGGTTTGGACCATGAAGATGACGAAGTAGCCGTCGTTCATGGCTTGGCGCACGTCGTCTTCGGTGAACTTGTTGGCTCCAAGGCCTGCGCCGCTGGTGTCGCCTTGGACTTCGACGGTGAGTTGCCCGCCGGTCATGTTGGAGACTCCCTGGGCGAAGCCTTCGGGATTGAGCTGGTAGAGCCAACCGTCATCGCTGAATGGGCTATCTTTGCCTGCCTGCATTAGCTTGATGGCTTCGGCGCGCATGTCGTTGACGGTGTAGGAGCCGCGGGCTTTGACTCCCGCGCGGAGCTCCATGAATGCGAAGGAGAAGTTGCCGCACGCCGCCTCACCCATGGTTGCTCCGGCGTTGGTAATCATGCCGCGTTCTTCGTTGGGGTCGTACCCGAAGTCACTGTCGGCGCACCACTGGCACCAGGTGGAGGGCTTGTCCTTGAGGTTGTGTCCCTGGTCTTCGGTGAACGCCTTAGCGGGGTGCGCGAAGAACGTGAGAACGAGGGCAAGGAGGAAAGCGAGGGCGACGGAGCCCCGCCACGCTCGATGAAGGTGACGGGGCGCGCGGAGTGAGTTCATCGCAGACTGTTCTTTCTGTACGACTTGACGAGAGGTTTTTGACTAACCGAGAGATAGATTCTCTCATACTCACGACACCCTTCTTCAACAGCTAGGAGAGGCTGCTCCCGGTAGGCCGCTCCGGCCCATCCCCGGCTGAGGGTCGCGTGCAGCGCTTCAACCTCTTCCTGATCGAGCGGCACGTTGAAGGGCGGGGTCGCACGGATAATGGCGGACGCTTCGGCTGCTGCACTGAGGAGTATCCCGTAGGTCTTGTGGCGCGCCTTGGTGGGGCTAAGGGTCACGCCGGGCCTGTCGGTGTGCGCGCGACTGAGGTGCAGGCGCTCGGCTTCGAGGTAGCTGTGCGCGAGGTGGAGTGCTGCTCGCATCCGGTCGGTGTGGCCGGCGAGGGCGAGGGCAATGTCTCCGTTGCCAGTGAGTGCACTGGTGGCCATGCCTGCGATGCCGAGGGCCTGGCACATGTCCAGGATGCCTCGTGCTTGCACTGGGCCGCGCGCGCGGTTCGCGGGGACCGTGATCTGCTGCTGGACCGTGGTTTCGTTGAAGGTGGTGGCGGCGGCTTCAAGGATGGCGTGCACTTCTGCCGCCCATTCGAGTCGGCTGCGCGCCTCATGGGTGTGTGCCTGGCGGGCGTTGTGTCGCGCGATGGCGCTGCGAGGAGTGTTCATGGTGGCCTAGTTTGCCCGTTGGGCCATCTTGGCTGCGTCGGCCTTGATGAGGTTTCTGTAGTGCGCGACGTAGCTGTAGTAGGTGCTGTAGGGGTCGTTGCGTCGCGTTTCGGGGTGCGTGCTGCGCGATGGCACGTATAGGGGGAGCGCGTCAGCACACACGTCCAATCTGCCGTTGCAGGCGGCTCGATACCCCTCAGCGAACTCTGACCATAAGGAGGGGCTGGAGCTCCAGACTCTCTGTCGGACAAGAGCATCGACGATAAAGTACACGCCGACGAGGCCCAACTTGCTGTAGTTCTTAAGTGCGTTCTTGACGAGCATCGAGCGGCCCATCGTGTATGCGGGGTCGCCATGGGTTTCGTGTGCTACGAGGTCACCGTTCGTATAGGTGAAGGAGCCGACGTTTTCGAGGTAGAACTCGAGACGTGCACCGCCTCGGGTGAGGGCATACGCTACGCCCTGGATGTCGCGCTCGAGGCAGAAGGGGTTGGTGGCTGCGTCGTCTACTGCTCGGGCGAGCGTTCGTAGCGTGTCCTGCGTGGGTGTCGTTCCGGTTCCGTCGAATAGGGGGATGCAGTCCTTGGGGAGGGAGACGAGGTAGTAGTCGGAGCTGTCGATGCTGGCTTCGAGGGTTGGCTTGTTCGCTAGGGAGCCTTCCTGTGTGCGGTAACACGTGCGCAGGGTGCACTCGGTGTCGGTGTCTGGGCGCGTGAGGGTCCAGTAGTCGGGTCGTGTGGGTCCGGCTGCGCCAAATGGGCCAGAGGCGCGCGTATCGAGGCGGGTGAGCGTGTAGGCGTTGGCGTAGTTGACGGCCTCGCGGAGGGCTTGGATGTCCCATGCTGCGGCCTTGGGGTCAACGCCCTGGTCGGTGATCTCGTAGTCGTCGAGAACCTGCGCGAGCGTCTTGTTGCCCTGGTCTGTCTTGACGACGGTGCCGGGGGTGATAGCGAGGCCATCTCGGGAGAACAGACTGACAACTCGCTGCCCGTCGAAGGCGCAGTACTCGTAGCCTGCCGGGTTGTAGGGGGCGGTTTGCAGGTTGGATGCGCGTCGCGTCGCCATGTCGCGTAGGGCTTGGGCGCGCTTGACGGTCTGTGCGGTGGTGGATGTGAGCACGCCGCCGTCTTCCTGGTAGAGGCTGAATCCTGGCCTCTGGAAGTAGACCCATGTTGTTGTCATTCTGCTGTGTCCTCCAATGCTTCCTCACCCTTTAGGGTCTTGATGACATCTTGCGCCTGCTTCTGCTGATCCCAGAACGGGTTGCGCACAGGCTTGTACTTCCTGAGCGCCTTGCCGGTCTCCTCCTCAGCCTTAAGGATGACCTTCGCGAGCTTGATGCAGACGCGGAACATTGTCTGATCGTTGTTGGGGACGTTCTCGAACTCTTCCTTGGTCATGCCGATCTTGGCGTTGAAGCCGGCGAGGATGTGTACGAGGCCGTGGCAGCGCTGGCAGAGCGTCACGAAGTTGCTCATTGCGTCGGAGCCGCCCACGTAGACGCTGGTCTTGTGGTGGGCTTCGAGCTGGCCGAGGTGGACCATGGAGGTGATGCCCTTGCCGTAGCCGCAGGCCTGGCAGGTGAACTCGTCGCGCGCGAGGATCGCTGTGCGCAGTTCCTTGGAGAGAGGTTTGCGGTCCTTCGTGTCCTGGACGGTGTTCTCATCGACTTCGCCGAACATGTCCTCGTCGTCGTCGCCGCCCTCGAAGCCGACCTGTTCGGCTGCGTTTTCGGGGATGGGATCGCCGCCGTAGTTCTCATCGGCGATGTCTGCGTCGTCAGTGTCGGCTTCCTTGTTGAGGAGGTCGCGGACTTCGCGGAGTTCGTCGCCCATTTCGAGGAGGTTCTTGACTTCCTCGTCGCTGAGTGGGGCATCTTCCGTGTCGTCGGTTGCGAGGTCGCCGGCTTCGTCAACGCTGGAGATCTTCCGGTCGTCGTCGCCTGCCGTGGGGTTCGCTTCTGCCTTGCGGAGCTTTTCGAGCGCCTTGTAGGAGCGCGCGAGGTCTTTCTTGCCCGATAGGAACTCGTCGGTTACCTCGGGGTACTCGGCGAGCATGACTTCCTTGAGGCGCATGGAGTCGCCTGCGTCGATGAGGAGGAGCCAGTCGAGCATGGATGGGGTGAGGCTGTAGGACTCTTCCATCACCTGCTGCATCGCCCACTTCTCAGCCCACGTGTGCGTCTGGGCGCGGTTGAGAACCAGGTGCATGAGGTTGGACAGGTCGCGTCCGACTTCGGGGTCATGGAAGGTGACGATAGCGGCGGGGATCTCGTCTTGGTTGTTCTTGAGGGATGCGAAGATGCGTCGCCACCCGTCGAGGACTCGGTAGCGTGGGCCCGCGTAGCCGAGCTCGTCGGCTTCTGCGCCAGTGGTGATGTTGTTGTCGGCGAGGAAGTCGGCGTACTCAGCGAGTGGTGTCACGACGACGGGGACAATGACACCCATCTCGCGGATCACGTTGAAGAGGCCGCTGTAGGTGTCGGCCCGGTAGTCCTTGATGGGTTTGGTGCCGACGACCTGGTGCGGGCTGATGTGGGTGTACCGGACGGAGTATGCGTCGCTCTTGACGGTCACCACGTCGTTAACGCTGCTGATCGCTTCGACTGCGGCGCTGTCGAGGCCATCTGTGTCGATGTCGATGCGGAAGGGAGCGGCCTCGGTATCGGCGCTGGTTTCGTCGTCAGCGCCCTCGTTGAGGTCCGTGTCGTCCTCGGGCGTTTCGTCGCCGTCGTCCACGGCATCATCGTCAGCCTCGTCAGTGTCGTCTCGTAGTGGGGTGAGCGCGAAGGTGGTAACGGGAGCTGAGGTTACATCGTCCTCGTCTTCATCATCGTCTTCATCATCATCGTCGTCTTCGTCGTAGTCGTCCTCATCCTCGTCTGGGGTCTCGAGGTCGGCTTCGTCGAGGTCGTCAGGGTCGGTAGTGTCGTCGTCAAGGTCCAGGACGATGGTGTCTTCCGTCGTCTCGTCGATGTCGTTGTAGTCGTTCATGGTGGTCCGTTCGATGAGGGGGTTAGAGGATGGTTTCGGGCTGGGGGTCGTCCTCGAGGCCGAAGGCTGCGAGGTATGTCTTGTCGGCGGAGCGTTGTGCCTTGTAGGTGTCCATGAGGGAGTCGAGGGCGCTTTGTGCTTGCTGGAGGAAGGTGTCGGCGGTGACAATGAGCGCTTCGAGCTGGTCGCGCTGTTCCTGGTATTCGCGCTCGGTGAGGATGATGCCATCAACAGGGGTCTCAGTGACGGTCCCGTCGGGCTGTGTGGTTTGTTCGATGTAGCGGCGCACAGCGCCTCCCTTCCTGTGGGAGCCGTAACCGGGGCTTTTGCCCTAGTTTCTTTAAGGGTACCAACTGGAAGGGAGGCGGCGGGAGTGTTACACGCGGGCGTGGTGTATTGAAGTCGCGATGGCTGCGTCGATGATGACGGTCCCCTGTGGGGTGCAGGGGATCGGCCCGTAGGTGGTATCGACGTAGCGGATGGTGCCACCTGGGTAGGCTTCGGTTTGTTCGAGGACCGCTGGGGTCCATGCGGGGATCGCGGTTCCCGTTGTTGTGTGGATGGTGGGCGTGAGGGTGTGGCCGTCTGCGGACCAGGTGAGTGTTTCGACGTGGGCCTCGAGGACGGGCAGGTCTGGGACGGTGGTCAGGGTGATGGTGTACTGGCCGTCGTTGACGCTGATCGTGACTCCGATGTCGGGCGCGTCTCCGATGAGGTCGCTCAGGGTTTCTCGCATGTCTTCGACGGTGATGCCGGAGTCGTTGACGATGGTGATGGTCTCAGTGTCGCCTGCGCTCGCGGGTGCGACTTCGAGGTCGATTGACTTGTCGCGTTGGAGAGCTTCTGTGCATTGCGCGATGAAGGTGTCGTATTGGGGTGAGCTGATGGTGACAGCTTCACCGACGTGTTCTGTCGAGGCGTTGTCCAGTCGGGCGCGGATCTGGAGTTCGAGGGTGGGGGCGAGGCCCCCGGCCGGTGAGAGCGAAATCC